AGCGCTGTACTTCAAGGACGGCGAAGTCACCACCACGGCCTCGGGCGCGGTGCCGTGCGGCTGGGCGATCGAGTCGACGGATGCGGCATCGACCACCATCAAGGTCAAGCTGCTGGGATGAGCGCGTTCAAGGAGCTTGTCCATGCGGACATCTTCGGCACTTTTCTGAACGCCGATGAGTTCGCGGACGAGCATACCATCGACGGCCGTCCCATGAAGGTGGTGCTCGACGGCAACGAGCTGATCGAGCGCACGGTGGCAAGCGGTGTGCAGCACGCGGACGGCGTATACAAGCGCCGTCTGCTGCTTTATGTGGCATCCGAGGACTACGGCCCGCGCCCAAAGCTGGGCAAGCTGCTGCTGCTCGACGGCAAAAAACGGTACATCATCACCGATGTGACCGATGAGGACGGTATCTATTCGTTTGAACTGGAGGCGGCGACAACGTAATGCAGCTTAGTTTTGAACTGGAGAATAAGGAGCTTAACGATGCGCTCCGCAAGCTGGACAAACAGAGAGCACGCCGCGTAATCGTTCGGGCGCTGAACGACACGGAAAATAAGGCGCGTACCATGCTCGCCGAGAAAGCACGCGACACCTATGCGATCAAGCGTTCCGGCTTTAAGCACAATGTCCGCTTGAAACGTGCCTCGAGCAGCAATCTCGCAGCGTATATTCTGGTCAGCGGTCACGCCAATGAGTTAAAGGACTTTCGTGTCAGTCCGGCGACTTATGCAAATGGCGCAGCGCGTCCGGCGGTCTACCGAGCAAAGGTTTTGCAGGCAAGCGGTATGAAAGCACTGACGGGCGACTCAACTCACAGCAAGGCTTTTCTGGTTCGTTTCAAATCGGGGCACGTTACGCTTGTGGAACGAACAGGCAAAGCTCGACTGCCTGTAAAGACCCTGTATTCACTGTCCGTACCGGCGATGATGGGCGCAAAACGTGTTTACGGTATTTTACGTCCTGAAATTGGCGCAGTATTGGAGAAACAGGTCGAGCGCTCGCTGAATTTTGAGCTGTCGAGAGGAGGCGGCGTATGACACCGGAAATTTTTCTGGATATGCTGGTGTCCGACTTGACCGCGCTGCTGTCGGACTGCCTGCTGCCAACCAAGACCGGCGCAAGACGAGCGCCCAAGGTCTACAAACACGATCTTCCTGTTCCGCAGATGGACGATGAGGACGAGGATGCAGACACCGAGGACGTGACTGCACCGTTCGTTATCGTCCGTGCGACCGGCGGTACCTTTGATGACTGGAGCGACCTGCACCATGTGAGTGTCGCCATCATCATCTGCACCTACGATGATACACCGGACCGGCAGGGCACAAGCGATGTACTCGGCGTGATAGAGCGCATCTATCACCGGTTCGCCCGCTGTCCCAATCTCGGTAACTTCCGTGCAGAGGTGCCGATCAGCTGGGCATTGCAGGACGAAACCGACACCTATCCGCAGTATTTCGGTGCGATGGATATGGTGTTCAGCTGTCCGGGTGTGAGGATAGAAGACCCATTAACATAATGTAAGGAGGAAAATCACCATGGCATATCAGCATGGCGTATATACCCGTGAACAGGCGACCAGTATGTCGGCGGCGACGAACAGCACCGCCGGTCTGCAGGTCGTTTTCGGTACTGCGCCGATCTATCAGCTGGCCGATCTGACAGGCGTTACCGCGCCCAGACTGTGCAGCAGCTATGCAGAAGCGGCCGCAGCACTCGGCTATGATACCAATTTCGAGGCGTTTACCCTTAACCAGTCCATCAAGGCTTCGTTCGAGCTGTTCGGCGTGGCGCCCATTGTACTGGTCAATGTGCTCGATCCGAACAAGGCGCAGCACGTCACCAACGTCAGCAAGCCGACCGAACAGACCGTCACCGGCGGCAGCTTCGTTATTTCTGCAGAGCAGGAGCCTGTCCCGTATGTGCTGCGAGCTACGCTGACCGTCAGCGCGCAGACCAGCGGCGACCCGCTGGTCGCAGGCACGGACTACACCGTGGAGTACGATGAGGACGGTCTGGCAACGGTCACGCTGACTTCTGCGACGGCAAAGGCGCTCGCTAAGGTCTATGTAACCTACAAGGCCATCAAGCTGACCGCAGGCAAGACGGCCGTCACCGCGGCTGAAATCACCACGGCTATCAGCGATAAGCTGCGTGAGGTGTATCCGCGTTTCGGCATGACGCCCGGTCTGCTGCTGGCTCCGGGCTATTCCAAGGACCCGAATGTAGCAGCCGTTATGCAGGGCGCGTGTGAGAACATCAACGGCGTGTACTCGTGTGAGTGCATTCTCGATGTGGACTGCGGCACTTCGGGTGCCCAGACCTACGATGCGGTAAAGCAGGTCAAGGAAAGCAAGGGCCTGACTTCTCCGCACGCCTACGCCTACTGGCCGATGGCACAGGTGGGCAATTACCGGCTGTCGCTCTCGGCTATCATGGGCGCTCTGACCGCTGCGACCGATGCAGCGAACGGCGATGTGCCGAGCCTGTCGCCGTCCAACAAGTCCCTGCCCGGCGTGACCGGGCTGTGTCTGGAGGACGGCACCGAGGTCATTCTTGATCAGGCACAGGCGAACGTGGTAAACTCCGCCGGTATCGGTACGGTGCTGAATCTCAACGGCTTTAAGGCATGGGGCAATAACACCTGCGCGTATCCGTCTACCACCGACCCGAAGGACCGCTGGATCGCGGTACGCCGGTTCTTTACCTGGCGCAGCAACTCGCTCATCCAGACGTACTTCGAGCGCGTGGACAGTCCGGCCAATTACCGCATGATCGAGGCTATCGTGGATGCGGAGAACGTAAATGGCAACGCTTATGTGGCTGCCGGTGCGTGTGCCGCTTATCAGTGTGAGTTCCGTTCGGACGAGAACCCGACCACGCAGATCCTCGACGGCACGATCAAGTTCCATCTGACCCTTGCACCGTACAATCCGGCGGAGTGTATCGAGTTTACGCTCGAGTTTGACCCGACCGCGATCGCATCTGCACTGACTGGAGGTGGCGAATAATGTCGATTGCGAATATCCCTGAAATCATCAACGACTTCAACGTCTACAAGAGCGGCAGCAAGCTGATCGGCGTATCCGACGAGGTAACGCTTCCGGATTTCGAGGCAATGACCGAAACCATTTCGGGCGCAGGCATTGCCGGTGAGTACGAAACCACCAACCCCGGACATTTCTCGTCCATCGAGATGGAGGTTCCGTTCCGTGTGCTGTACGGCGACATCTTTCAGATGCTCGACACGACCAAGATCATCGACCTGACGATGCGCGGCTCGGTACAGGTCACGGACGGTACCGGCACCAAGTCGCACGTTGGTATGCGTGTCGCGGTTCGCGGCAGCACCAAGAAGATCAGCGGTGGCAGCCTGAAAGCAGGCAGCCCGATGTCGTCCTCGGTAACGCTCGAGGTAACGTACATCAAGATCGAGAACAACGGTAAGACCGCACTGGAACTGGACAAGCTGAACGGTGTGTTTGTCGTTAACGGCAAGGATATTATGTCGGCTATCCGTTCGCTGTGCTAAGAGAAAGGAGCAGCAATCATGGCAGAGATCAACAAGAAATCGCTGGGCGAGGGCGTTATCACCTTCGCCCATCCTTATACCTTTGAGGGAAAGGAATACGACGGCGTAGACCTGTCTGCGCTGGATAATATGACCACTGAGCAGCTGATCCAGTGTGACCGCATTTTTGAAAGCTCCGGCAGCGTGTCCGCGCTCAAGGAGCTGAATGTAGAGTATGCGTGCATCGTGGCTGCCGAGGCCACCGACCTGCCGGTCGAGTTCTTCAAGGGCCTGCCCGCACGCGAGGGTGCGAGGATCAAGACTAAGGTCGGCGGCTATTTTTTCGGCTCGGAGTAAGGCCGGGCGACAGTAAGGAAGTTCGGCGGCTGTGTGTGCGGCTCAGTCGGGTAACAATGACCGGGCTGGACTGGTGCATGGCACTGTCTATCCCGGAATTGGTTGAAATTGCGCAGGAGGTGAGCCGAGATAGCAAAAGAGTACAAACTCGCCGTTAAGATTGCGGGCAAGGTAGACAGCTCGCTGCAGAGCAGCGCGAGCAAAGCACAGAGCCTGATTGGCTCTATCGTCAAGGCCAATCTCATCACGAGCGGCCTGAAAGCTGCGGCATCTGCCGTCAAGGACTTCGCTGCGTCTGCGGTGGAAACCTACACGACGTTTAACCAGTCCATGGCGAACGCAGCTGCCATCGCCGGTGCGACTGGCGCAGACTACCAGAAACTCAACGATGCAGCGCGTGCAGCGGGCAAGGCGACCAGCTTCACGGCAGCGGAATCCGCTGATGCACTGGGTTATATGGCTCTGGCAGGCTGGGACGTTGCGACCAGCACCAAGGCACTGACACCGGTGCTCAAGCTGGCCGAGGCCACGCAGGCCGACCTTGCGACTACCTCGGATCAGGTAACGGATTCCATGAGTGCAATGGGTGTCGGCGTGGACGATCTGCAAGGGTATCTGGACGTACTGGTCAAGACGAACAACAAGGCGAACACGACCGCAGGCGATCTGATGGAGGCGTTCAAGGGTGCCGGCGGTGCAGTTCAGGCGACCGGCATGAACTACAAGGATGCTGCTGTTGCTCTCGGTATCCTCGCCAATAACGGCGTTAAGGGTGCAGAGGCAGGCACCGCCCTCAACTCCATGCTGGTACGTATGTCCTCTAAAGATGTTGCGCTCAAGACCTTCAAAAAGCTCGGTGTACAGGTGTACGACAGCGCAGGTGCTATGCGTGACCTGCGAGACATCCTCATCGACACCGACAAGGCCATGTCGGGCATGACAGAGGCGGAACGCAACGCCAATATGGCCGCTCTGGCCGGTACGAACTACTATACCGACTTTCAATACCTGCTGCAGGGCATTCGAGGCGGTGCAGACGGCAGTGCATCCGCATGGGACAACCTCGCAGATGAGGTTTACAACGCAGGCGGCGCACTCGAAGCCATGGACGCGACCGTCACCGGCACTTTGCAGGGCGCGATGGACCGCATGAACTCCGCACTGGACGATGCGAAGATCTCGTTTATGGAGGCTTTCGGTCCGAGCGTCGCAGCCGCGATGGACTGGATCAGCAGCAATGTGCTGCCCAGACTGTCCGATGCGATGACACGGGTCAGCGGCTATATTCAGACGAACGTCGTACCGGCAGTGCAGAGCTGCTGGCACTGGATTCAGGATAATCTTAGTCCGGTGTTCCGTGGCCTAAAGGACACACTGACAAATACGGTCATTCCGGCCATCAAGGACCTGTGGAGCTGGATGAAGAACAGCCTCGGCCCGGTCTTTGACAGCCTCGGCGGCGCCATCACGGGAACGGTAGTTCCGGCACTGTCCGACTTCTTTAACTGGACGAGTGACAGCGCCCAGATGGTGCAGGACATGACCGGTTTTCTGCAGGAGCACAAGACGGCGTTCGAGGTGGCTGCTATTGCAGTCGGTGCACTGGGTACGGCATTGCTGCTGTACAACGGTCAAGCTATTGCTGCTGCAATTGGCAGCGGAGCAGAAACTGCAGCGCTCATGGCATTGTACGCATGGGAGACTATTACGACGGTTGCCACAACGGCGCTCAGCACAGCAATGGCGTTCCTGACCTCGCCCGTGACATTGGTCATCGCGGCTATCGCGGCGGTCGTGGCTATCGGTGCGGTGCTGTACAACAACTGGGATACGCTGGTGCAGAAATGCACCGAGCTGGCAAATACTATCACAGAGCGTTTCCCGTGGATGGCCTCCATCGTGCAGGGTGCCGGTGCAACGCTATCGATGATCTGCGGAGGTATCCGTGATGTGTTCAGCGGCCTTATCACCTTTATCAAGGGTGTTTTCTCTGCGAACTGGCGGCAGGCGTGGGAGGGTGTCAAAAGCATCTTCTCCGGCGTGTTCCGTTCGCTGGTCGGCATTGCAGCTGCACCGCTCAACGCGATCATCAGCGCCATCAATACAGTCATCGGCGGCTTGAACAGTCTGCACGTCAGCATTCCCAAATGGGTGCCGAAGTACGGCGGTCAGACGTTCTCGCTGCACATTCCGACCATTCCAAATGTCGCTCTGGCAGAGGGCAGTATCGCAACAGCGCCGACTACGGCGCTCATCGGTGAGGGCGGCGAACCCGAGGCGGTCATTCCGCTCTCCAAGCTGTCCTCCATGTTGGACGGCCTGACCGGCGGCAGAGGAGAAATCACGTTCTCGCCTACGATCTATGTATCCAGCGGCGCGAGCAAGGAGGATGTCCGCGATGCCATGTCGCAGACATTCGAGCAGTTCAAGGAGTTCATGGCGCAGTACGAGCGTGAGCAGCGCCGTACATCGTTCGCATAGTAAGGAGGCACGCAATGTCACGCATTTATATCACGCAGGTGGGCGACCAGTGGGACACCATTGCAAAGGCGGTTTATGACGATGAGCAGCGGGCTGATTTACTCATGCAGGCGAACTTCAAGTATCTGGACATCTTTCAGTTTGATGCGGGCGTGCAGCTTGTTGTACCGGATGAACCT